CCGTATGAACCAAAAAGACAAAATAGGTTCATTTTAAGATTCCCTTCAAGTTTGGGTATCAATGAGTGGTTTGTAGAAACTGCATCAAGACCACACATTACCATCGGTTCAACAGAAATCCAATTTTTGAATACTTCAACATATGTTGCAGGTAGATTTACTTGGGGAACAATTAACGTTAAATTCCGTGACCCAATTGGTCCTTCGGCGTCACAAGCTCTTATGGAATGGGTTCGTCTTTGTGCTGAATCAGTTACAGGTCGTATGGGTTATGCGGCGGGATATAAGAAAAATGTTGATTTGGAAATGTTAGACCCAACTGGGGTTGTTGTTGAGAAATGGATTATGGAAGGAACTTGGTTACAAGACGTAAATTTTGACTCATTAGCATACAACTCTGATGCTATTGCATCAATTAGTGCTATTTTGAGACCTGACCGTTGTATTTTAGTATACTAATAACTTATTTACAATATTATTTAAACCTATATATTTGTTCTAAAGAACTTATATATAGGTTTTTTATTTTAAAAAACAAAAAATATGGACAATAATTCACAAACTAATCAGTACGGACAAATGGATTTCAACCTTCCTCACGACATTGTACCGTTACCAAGTGGGGGTAAATACTATAAATCAAAAAAGAAATCAGTAAAGGTTGGGTATTTAACAGCTTCAGATGAAAATATGTTAAGTAACATTGTTAGTCAATCAAGCAGAGAAAATTTATTCACCAGTTTGGTTAGATTAAAGATGTATGAACCCGAATTAAAACCTGAAGAAATGTTATTTGGTGATATTGAAGCCATAATGATTTTTTTAAGAAACACTTCATTTGGTACCGAATATACAGTTTCTTTAACTGACCCGGCAACAGAAAAAAAGTTTAATGTAACAATTGATTTAGGCGAAATTAACTTAAAAACTACTTTAAATGAATCTGATGAAAATGGTTTATTTACAACTGTTTTACCAAAAACAGGACAAACGGTTAAATTAAAACTATTAAACGCTGGTGAGGAATTAGAACTTACTAAAAGAGCCGAAAGTTACCCGGTAGGTATGGTTGTACCAAAAATTACTTGGAGATTATTAAAAATGATTGACTCCATTGATGGTAATACAGATAAAGAATTTATAGCGTCTTTCATAGAAAAAATGCCAATTATGGACTCCAAACACATAAGAAAGTTTATGAATGATAATGAACCCGGTTTGGACCTTAAAAAGGTAATTTTAGCCCCTTCAGGAGAATTAGTTGAGTTTGGAATCAACTTCGGGGTTGACTTTTTTCGCCCTTTCTTCGGAGTATAGAAAAGGTATAACTGACGAGTTTTACTACTTAGCAAAACATTTACACTTATCTTGGAGTGATTATTTAATTATGCCAACTTACGTAAGAAAATATTTGGTTGATAAACTTATTGAGGAGTTTACAAGTTATGAAAAGTAAAATCTTATATTTATTGTAAAATATCAAATTATGGCTAACGAAGAAAAAAGTGGTTTAGAAAAAGCTTTGGATGAAGCCAAAAGCTATATCCCAACACTTGAAAAGGTTAATGAAGAAATATTAAATTTAGATGAAGCTTCTCATAAACTTGTCAAAACCTTTGGACAGGGTGCGGAATTTATTAATTCAATTAAAATTGGTTTAGTTGAGGCGTATCCTGAATTAAGAAGGTTGGGGTATGCTCAAGAAGATATTTTAAATATGCAAACTGCCGTTGCTGGGAAAATGAATACTAATTTAATTATGTCTAAAGACGTTCAAATTAGTTTAGGGACAGCTGCGAAGATAAGTGGTCAAGACGCGGAAGATTTAGCACTTAGTTTTAAAAATGCGGGATTTAATTTAATACAAGTTGGTGAAAAAACAACTGATGCGGTGAATATTGCGAGAAGTCTGGGTGTTAACGCTGAAAAAGTAACATCTAATGTTGTTGATAATTTAGATAAATTAAATCAGTTTGGTTTTAACGGTGGTGTTGAAGGTTTGTCAAGAATGGCGTCAACAGCAGCATCTTTGAGAATTGATATGAATAAAACTTTAGCTTTGGCTGAAGACCTTTTTTCTCCTGAAAAAGCAATTGAAAAAGCGGCATCTTTACAAAGGTTAGGTGTTGCTCAATCTTCATTATTAGACCCATTAAAATTAATGGATTTAGCTCAGAATGACCCGGAAGAGTTACAAAAACAAATTGTTGAAATGACAAAAAGTTTTGTAACACTTAATGAAACAACAGGGAAATTTGAAATACCTAAAGGTTCTATGAGACAATTAAAAGATATTGGTGTTGAACTTGGTTATCAATATAACCAAATTTCTCAATTATCTATAGCGGCCGCAGAATTTGATGAAAAATTGAGCAATATAAATCCTAATTTAAATGTTGATGAAGATACTAAAAAGCTTATTGCAAACATGTCTGAAATGGGCAAAGAAGGTAATTATACTATTAAAATAACTGAAGGTATGGAGACTAGGGATATTGCAATTAATGATTTAAATGACGCTCAATTAGAAATATTAAAAGAAATGTCAAAACCTAAAACAGGTGAAGAATTAGCTAAAGAACAACAAAATGCGGTACAAAGTATTAAAAATAGTGTTGAAGCTATTAAGGGAAAAATTGAAAAAGGTATTGCCGCAAGTGTTCCAGCAACAGATGTATTACAAATTGCACGACAACTTGGGGACGGGTTTTACACTGGATTAAAAGATGTTTTAAGGTCAGAAAATGTTGCAGCTAGCAGTGGTAAAATGATAACAGAAGGAACTGGCGCAGTCATTAAAATATTTCAAGGTGATATGAAGGGTGTTAGTACTAAAATGAACAATATTGCGGATACTCTTAAAGTAGGTTTTGTTGATAATGTTAAAACAGGTGCCGAAGGATTTGCGAAGGCTGGTGAAGATTTTAAAACTTTAATGCAAAATTTAAAAGTTAAATATGGAGTTACCGATGATAAACCTAATACTCCTCCGACAACTAAGACTTCTCCACCAACTGTAAAAGCGCCTCAAAAAGATTTTGTTTATAATAGAAAACAAAACCAAATAACACCTATTGATGAAAACGATAATTTACACGGATTTAAAGATATGTCCGCGTTTAAAAACGGTGGAAAATCTAATAATTTAATATCTAAGTTAGACTTAAATCATAATTTAAATTTAAATATAACTGGATTACCTTCAAACGTTGACACTCAACAGGTTATTAAAATTGTAAAAGATTCATTAAACGGTTTAGATATGCAACAAGCACTCGTAAAGGCATTTAATACAACAAACAGTGAATATGGTTTAACTTAATTATAGTCTTTAAAAACTTAATTACAATCTATTTATAGAAAAAGTAAAATATGGGAAGTAGTCCTTTATCGTTTGCATCATCATCATCGTTTAGAAACAAACTTATAGCAAAAAACTTGGCACCATACAATGTCCCGGGGGTATACGTACCACCTGTAGGACCAATTGTGTTTGTGCCGGTTATTGGTGATTTGAACGTAGTTAATTCAAATGATAATTTAATTGCAAAAGACCCATACGCCGATAAACTTTACCCTCTTAATACTTATGGACCTAATGGGGGGTATCAAAAAGGTATTTCATATAACGGACCATTAGTCGGTCAAAATTCAAATCAAGGTCCATACCAACCAACAGACACTGCGTTAGATTTAGTTAATGAATTTTTTATTGATTCCGCATATATACAAAACGTTTATGGTCCAATTGGTGGTTTTAATGATATGGTTGAGGTTGACGACAATCCCTCAAAAAATAGAATTTATTCACCATATTGGGATTCACCTTCATTTGTCCCTTCTTTTTATACTCCTTTCAATATATTAACATCAGACAACCCCACGGGAAGTGATGGCTCATTATCACAAGATTCATATCTTGCAAGACTAGGTGCTGTTAACTTAAAAAACGCTATTCAATATAGAATAGATAGAGAAATTAGGATTAATACTGTTGGAATAATAAATTTAGATGCGTTACAAGACCCGTTTGAAGCTTCTTTGGTTGCTACCGGTCAAGAACCATTTATATATAAAAATTATCAAATTACGGTTCCCGCAAATCCAATTGTGGGTGCTTTAGATTTGGCAACAAGATTGGGAAGTGCATACTTTCCAGTTTCTTTCATACCAGGTTCATACTTTAATGAACCACAAAAAGGATTTATTAATCAAATAGTTAGTACAGCGTCAAACGCTATTGTAAATACGTTATCTTCAATAACAGGTTTGAATATTGGAGGAGCTCTTGAAAAAACAAGACAACCTTCTCAATTATTTTTAAATAATACAGGCTCTGGACAACGTTCAGTTTTATTTGCAAACTTGGAGATGAACCTATACGGACCACAATATGAAAAAGGTATTGGTGGTAAAGGAACTGCAATATTTAATGTTCTTAACAATTTATTAAATACTAATTTAACTCAAGTAGGTCAATATTATGTAGGTAATAAAAATGCGGACCCAAGTATGATTGAGTCTCCGTCTAATATGTTACCGGTAGACCAATTTGGTAAACAAGTTCAAACAATAGTCTTCGGACCTAGCGAGTTAGGAAAATTATACGAAGGTAATGAAAATGTTTTAAACTTTGGTTTAGCTGGAAAATCATCATCAGATGGTGGTGGTACTGATGGACAACTTGTTTGGGTTTCGCCAAAATACAAAGCAAATGCTGGTTTTCACGTTGGTAAAGGAGGTAAAATAACGGGTATTGATGGTGAATTTAATATTGTATCAAACGATTATGTAAGAGATGAATCAACAAAAATTAATTTCAAACAAGGGTCAATATTATATGACACACAAAAATTAATTAATGCTGCCGACAACGTACAAGGTGTTAATAGATTAAAACATGTTGGTAACGCAATTAATCAGGTTAGTAAAGTATTCCACGATGGTTACAAAGAAATTACTAAGGGCTCTAAAGTTATGAGTTATGTTAACCAAGCAAATGGAACTGAAGAAGGTATTGAATATTGTAGAATATTTACAAAAGACACTCCTTACTTTACATATGCTGACTTACAAAAAACTGATGGTATAACAACGTCAGGTAGAAGATTTGGGTATTCCGTTTTAGATAACACTTACAATCTTAATATTGCCCCATTAAAAGGCGTTGACTCAACAAACATTAGAGATGGTAAAGTAAAAAAATATATGTTCTCAATTGAGAACTTAGCTTGGAGAAGTTCAAATAGACCGGGATTAAGTTGGAACGATTTACCGACTTGTGAAAAAGGACCTAATGGGGGTAGAATTATGTGGTTTCCACCATACGATTTAAAATTTAATGATTCAAGTCAGGCAACATTTCAAGGAACTAACTTCCTTGGAAGACCTGAACCAATATATACTTATCAAAACACAACAAGAAGCGGACAAATTAGTTGGAAAATTATTGTAGACCATCCTTCAGTTATTAATACAATTATTAACAAACAATTAGCTAATGCTCCTGACGAAAAAATTAATTCAATATTGGATTCATTTTTTGCAGGATGTATGAAGTATGATATATATGAGTTGGCTAAAAAATTTAATCAACTTAAATTAAGTGATTTAGAAGAAATAGTGCAAAATATAAGTAGAGCAACTCCGGAAGTTAGAAGTCAGATAATAAGTGAAATATCACAACAATCACAAAATATTCCGGGAAATGCAGGCGGTGCAAACAATTCTGTTACATCTAATGTAACACCGGCTTTGACGTTCAACGGGGATGATTATAAAAATATCTATTTATATTTTGATAATGATATCCCAAAACCGGGAAGTAGTCCAAACTATCAAGATACGTATAACGTTTATAATTCTGCCGAAGTAAATTCTTTATACAGTTCAAATGCTGTGGGGGTTAATGTGAAAACACCAACAGGAACGGCAACTTATCCAAAAACTGAAGTTTTATCATTTTTTAGTGATATTACCGGAGGATATGCAAAATCAATAAGTTTGGTTAATGATATATATAACTTTTTAAGAGATAATGAAGGAAATAAAATTCAAATTCAGTTAGCTGGTTCAGCGTCATCACCTGCGGATGTAACATACAACAAGTCGTTATCTCAAAGAAGAATTGATTCTGTTAAAAAGTTTTTTTTAAATTATCCAATAGGTGATAAAAAATTAGATAATTTTGGACCAAATGGTACAGGTCAGTTAAGTTTCATTAACGATGAACCTGGTGGGGAAAATACTGCATATTTAAGGGGTGCAACTGAAATTCCGTGTACTGTTGAACCTGTTGATGTTACATCAAAAGATGGTAAACCAACACATGAATCAAAATATTTTAGTGTTCCAGCAATGGGTTGTAGAAATGTATTGTTTAGAAAAATAGTTGCAACTCAAGGACAACCAAAACCTAATATTGACACAACAATTAAAACCCAAGAAAATCAAAACCAAATAACCTCAACAACTCCAACAACGCCAACACCACCTCAAATAACATTACAAAAAAGAATGAAAGATGGTGTTAGTAAAAAAATATTAAGGGCGTTATTTTCAGAATGTGATTATTTTGAAGTAATTAAACAATCTAATCCTATGGTTTATAATAGTATAAAAGAAAAGATTAGATATTTTAATCCAGCGTTCCACTCAATGACACC